TCAAACGAAGGAATAGTCATTATCTTGTATGTTTAGATACTCATAGTGATACTGTTACAAAATTACACTTCTCGGAAGTAGCATTTATGGAAAATGCAAAAGATAAGATTGATGAGAGTACAGAAACAGTTCCAATGGATCAACCTAATACTGAGATAATCTTTGAGAGTATCGCTAATGGTGTTGATAATGAATTCTATGATCGCTACCAATCAGGAAAAGATTCTGATAACGAATACACTTCCCACTTCTTTAGATGGTTTGATTTTACTGACTATCAACTTCCCCTAGAGGAAGACATGAAGGGTGCAATACTGAAATCATTAACCGATATTGAACGAGAATTAATAGGAAAACATACGCTATCACTAGAACAAATAGCATGGAGAAGACAAAAGATTAATAGTTTTAGTGGAAGCATGGAGCAGAAGCTTGAAGTTTTTAAGGTTAAATATCCTGAGAATGATATTGAATGTTTTCTAACGACAGGCTCACACGTATACGACCAAAAGATGATTGATATGTATATGAATAATAAACAGTACATAATGGAGCATATTAAGAAATGTACGATTGGGATGTTTGGAGATATTTACGAAGATAGAAAAGGTCAGTTTTATATTTATAAAGAGCCAGAGCCAGGAGAAGAATACATAGTTTCCGGTGATGTAGCAAAAGGAATGGCTAAGGGTGACTACAGCGTTCTATATGTTTTCAACAAGAGAACCTTTGATATTGTCGCAAAATTTAGAGATCATGTTGCGCCAGAGGTTTTGGGTGCTTATGGTGTTTATGTTGCATCTTATTATAATAGTGCATTACTAGCTATTGAAAAGAATGATCGTGGTCATACTGCGAACTATAAAGCACAAGTATTGAGATACCCACACTTATACTATATGGGCATGGAGCGTGGTGATAGGTTTAGTGGTGAATACGGTTATCACACTAACTCTAAAACGAAACCTCAATTCATAGATCAATCCAAGTATGATTTTAAAACAGGAATGTTTAGACAGCTTCCATTAAGCCTTTTAAAAGAAATGAGAACCTATATTGAAACATTGAGCTTGAGTGGTAATGTTAAGCTTGGTGCCATGCAAGGAAAGAAAGACGATGAAGTTGTTACCTTCTCGATTGGACTAATATTATGCTACCTATTCCCGTATCGATTTAAGAGTAGAAAGAAAACCAAGCCAGAGCTTGATTATACCAAAACCCCACAAGGCAACTCAAATGTGGTACATAGTAAGCAGAAGGTATCGGAAGCACAATATGAATATAGGCACGGTCTTTTATAACGTAACCATAACCTCATGTCTAGCGACTATAGCCTTCCTATTCTATTTAAACTATAAATCAAACAGAGAAACTACTAAAGAATTTTCCAAAATAATTATATCCTTAAAAGACAAAAGCAAAGAGTACAATGTTATTACTGAAATGGAGAAAGCATTAGACTCTCCAAAGCCGTCAATAAAGAAACCAAAGAAGCCAGTTAGTAAAATAGATATGAGTAAGAGGGTACTATGAAATTTAAAACTCAGAAAGAAAAACTAGATTTAATTAAGAGTAACAAAACGAATTGGCATACTAATGCTTCCAATAGAGTAGAAACAGCAAATAAGCTTTTAAACTTACGGTTCCTTAATAATGATCAATGGATCTATTTTGATACAGTCACTAATACTATAGAGCGACAAGAATATGATCAAAACGTTGGTCAAGTAACAGCCAACTGGTTCTTGCCATACCATGAAAGCATTAAGGCTAGAATCTTATCCATGAATCCAAGAGCCAGAATGGTTCCTCAAACAAGGGATTGGTCAGATTGGACTACTGCATTAGCATATACAAAATTCTATAAAGGGATTTTTAATAATATTGATTGGGAAGATTACCTACAGGACATGGTTGATATTCAGTTAAATTGTGGTGGTGTTTGGATCCGGCCATATTGGAATAAAGACCTAAAGCAAGGGAAATTTAAAGGTGAGGTAGATTTTGATATTAGATCAGATATTACCGCATACGTTGATCCACTTGCCATTACATCAAAGAGCGTAAGATATATTACATATATCGATATTGTTAGTCGAGAATGGGTAAACGATAAATACGGAAAAGACTTCAAGGCTGATAGATTAGATCAAGAATTAGGTGGTTGGCTATTAACTGTATTCGGAGAACTAAAGAAAGCTTCTCAGCATTACGACAAGACACCAAACGTTGACATGAATGATGCCGTTATCCTCACTCAGATGCATTACAGGGATGGAGATAAGGCTAAGGTTATCATTGAAGCAAAAGGAGAAATACTGGAAGAATACGATGCTATGTTTTTTGATACATATATTCCGTACTTCAAGAATAGATTCTACTGGAAGGGAAGAACTTTACTAGATAGTCTTCGTGGAGTACAAAGAGAAATCAATATGACACTTACTCAGTATAAAGCTGAGGCAAAAAGAGTACCAAAACTAATAAAGGATTCTTCTATTGAGATTCCAGACGATAAGACAACCTTCGATATGGACACCTCAGAGATAGTCGAGGTTAACTTTACTAGACCTAATGCATACCTACAAGTACATAATCCACCTAGTCCAACTGGCAACGAACGATTTGTTTGGCGTGATCAATGGTCTGAGGTTGGTGGTCAGTCAGAAGCTTCGCGTGGAAACTTGCCTGGAAGTCAAACTGCTGGTATTGCTATTGATCGATTAGTTGACCAAGATGAAACAAAAATTGGTAACGCTAAGTCAAATCTAAGGATAGGACTTAAGAAAGTATTCAAGCAAGTAAAAGAAATTATAGATAAACATTATTCAGATGATCGTGCTGTTGCTGTTGCCGGAAGACAAAGAGCTTACGAGGTATTTACTTTTAGTAAGTTTAAGAAGAGGACTGCATGGTTTGATGTTGATTGTGAAATTGGTGGTGCTTTACCAACAACTCCGGGTGCAAAAATAGGAAGCGTAACCCAGATGTTGCAAATGGGTGTGTTCGCTGATCTTCCTAATCCAGCTAAGTACGCTAGGGAATTAATGGATCTAAGTGTTCTTGAGATGGATAATATCGATATAGATTTTGATAAACAGCAAGTTGAAATAGAGGAACTAATAGCTGGTGAGCCTGTATCCGCACAACAGTTTGATGATCACATAGTACACATACAAGTATTACTCAACTTCTTGAAGACTAAAGATTTTGAGGACTTAGACAGTAAGCATAAAACTATGGTATTCGCCCACTTAGGGCAGCATCGTGTTGTTGTTGAAATGATGATGAAGCAACAAGCTGCAACACAACAAGGTAGTCAGCCAGCACAGCCAGGAAATAATCAAACAAATGCTACGACACCTAACACACAAACGGGAGGCGGTTAATGGTAAGATCGAAAGCAATAAAATCATCAGTTCCAGAAAGAAAGAGCGTTGAGATAGAGCGTGCTAGTGGTGGTTATATAGTTTCTAGCTATAACGATAAGACATATAAACAAACAAAATATGTTACAAAAACAAAAGCAGAGGCCAAGGTAAGGGCTTCAAAACTATTAGGTTAAAATATTAAAAGGAGGCAATAAATGTCAGAAAATAACGGTCACGAAGAGGCAACTACTACAGATGAGCCAGAGGTTAAGACTAAGATCAACGATGAAGAGGTAAGTGAAACAGAGATCGAGGATTGGTTAAACTCTTTAGATGATGAAACTAAAGAAGAAAAGAAAGATGATAAGCCAACTGGTGAGTATGTTACTAAAAAAGACCTAGAAAATGCTATAAGCAAAATTGCTGAAACTATGAAAAATAACGATGAAGATCATTATTCGCAAGATGACAACGAAGATAAGCAGAAACAGATAACAATAGAACAGATAAAGGAACTCATACAGAATCAGAATCAGGGAATGAAGAAAGAATTCTTGAACGTACTAGAAGGAAACCAGATCGATAAAAATGCGGATATGTTTGAAGGAAAAGTCAAGGAAAAATATCCAGACTTTAAGATTGACAAGCTTCACCTTGAGTTTGATGTTAAGAAGGGAATGACGATTGAAAAGGCACTTGAAAAGCAATTCAAAGAAGAACAGAAAAGAATTCTTAGTTATAAGAAAAACTTTGATAGCGGTGTTTATAAGATTGAGGTTCCTGATGAAGAAAAAAACATTAACTTAAATGAAGGGCTTCCGGTAGAGTTAAAAGATTTTAATCCTGAGCAACATAATGACAGGAAAGAATTCAAAAAAGCTTACCCGGACACAAAGGCCAGGGATGCATATTTTAGAAAACTTGACTTATGGGAAGAAACAAATAAAAACAAAAAATAGGAGGAAATTATTATGGCTACACTAAATTATAACTCTTCTGCTTTTACTGGTGCATCACCGACAGTATGGAGATTGCAAGCAATAGAAGATAGAGATGAATCAACTGTAATGGAATGGTTAAAGGATTACACAAACTCTATTATCAGAGATGACGATAAAGAACCTATGTTTTATCCAAAACCAAACGAAGGATATACTAGAAGTTATCAAGTTAAGCGTAGATTACTTGGTGCTGGTGTTTCTGGATCAACTGCTCAGGCTGGAAGTGAAGAAAAGTTTAGAGGTAATACTTTTACTTTTTCAAATACTTTCCGTAGACATGCTGTTGCACATGAGGAAACAATCCCAGCAACAGATATTCTTGCTGCTGATTATATGAGGAATGAACGTTTAGAATTATCTAAATGGTCTGGTTACAAAAAACAAAATGCCGATATTGGTCGTATCATAACTGGTGCAACAATTAAGCTTTATGGAAATAATGATCAAACTGCATTTGCTAATCTTACTACTAGTGATGGATTGAAGAAAAAATCTTTTGCTGTAGTTAGTAACGCTTTAAAAAGATACAACGCCAAGGAAATTGAAATGATGCCTGATGTAGATAATGCTATGTCTTATC